GAATAGACTTTAACTATGTCTATACCATCTTCCTTGTCAACAAGGTAGTTATAAGTTTGAATTTCAACATTAATAAGCTTCCCCTCAATATCTATTTTACTTATCGGGTGTATTTCAAAGAACTCTAGCCTTGGTATATCAAGATAATACCTATTCTTCCAATACTTTATATCTATTTCCAACCAATTTCTGTATGTAGGGGTAATTACTGTTAGCTTCCTCTCTGAATTAAAACCGGCACGGTTAAAATTAATTAATTTATTATCAGGTAATCCTACATATTCTAAACTTGGGGGATATTCAATATAATTTTTCAATCCTAAATTAAGGTCAAGGTTAATTATTCCCAATGCCTGCATAAAAGTAAGTGAATACTTTAGCATTACATATCCAAAACAATCAACTGCTTTTTGTCCGATAGCCCCAAAATCCTTATACCATAACTTCCCATCAAAATGAGATATTATAGCAGAAGGATTAGGGTCATCTCTTAATTCAGAATTAAACTTCTCTCCTACATTCCTAAAAGGCTTGCAGTAGTATTGAAATATAGTTTGTTCATTTGTCCTTGAAAGTATGTTGTCAGTAGTTAATTCCTCTTTAAATTCAAACATAAGTATAATATTTAGACTACTTGGATTAAGTAGTCTTATATACTACTTATGAATTCCAAATACTAGGTTCTGCATCCCCTGTACTCTTAGCTTCCGTAGAAGTCCCTTGAGCCATTGGATTAAATTCTTGGAACATAAAACTGTTCTGATAGTTAGGCTTGCTGGTGTTTCCTTCAAAGTGCTTATCCCACCATTTAGTAGTTTTGTTTCCTGCCCTACTAAAATAGCGTGTGTAAATACCTTGATACCAGTTACCATCATTTTCCCTAACTGTATAGAGAACCTGAGCTTTCCTATCATTAAATTTCTTAAAGATTGATGTAATCTCAGTTAGATTGCCTGTAAAGAATAACTTAGGATTATCAAGTTTTGCAACTTGGTCTTTTTCTATGTTAAGTAGATTTACAATGAAATCTACAAGCTCTACTTCGCCACTAACTGCTTCTCTTGCACCATCTCCTTTAAACCATTGGTATTTCTCAGTTGCTTCTGCAATTGATGCTGCATAACAGCTCTTACCAAAGTTATTAATGTATTGTGTATTACCTGCAGAGCTTGTTTTAGCAACATCTTCCATAAAGAATGCCATCTTATCAATCCTGCCTGTAGCCTCTGATTTAACGTAAATATCAATTCTAATCTTCTTATTACCTGAAGTTTCATCAGTTGTAATATAGATTGGGTCATTCTTCATATTAATCCCAAGCTTCTCTGCCTCTTCCTTAGTAGGGTTTAATGCCACTACTTGTACGTCTGTTAATCCCGTGTAGAGTTTATATGCTACACTTTCACTTCCTGCTGTAAATCCCATTTCTTATAGTTTTATATAGTTTATAATTCATTTAATTCTGGTATATCTTTAGTTATACCTTTTGTAATATTTGCAATAAGAGAGTCTAAATCCCCCACATCTGATAAAATAACATTGGCTTCAATTTCACCTCTATCAATAGTAATAAGAGAAGCTTTTTCAGCTCTTAAAGTGCTAATATAGTTTTCATATTCTAGAATATAATATCTATACTCTCCCCCTAAATCTGCTCTTACGGCTTCTTTTAGGGCACTTATTTCCCTTTGAATGTCGTTAGATTCTTTTGATAATTCGGATATTCTACGAAGTCTTGCATGAACTTTATCCTTCTTTAAGATTTTATCCATATCAACATTCTCTAACCTTGCCTTGTTGATAGGCTCTACTTTCTTAAGTAAATCATTGTAGATTTTATCTACAACAATACTCATCTGTAAATTAGTTAACCTTTTCATCAAACATTGTATTTACAGGCATACCATTACCTGAAGATGTTCCAAATGAAGGATTATACTTAAAAGGTTCAGGCTCTTCCCTTACAGGAACATCCATTACTTCTTCAGTAGATTCTTCATCATCTACAAATTCAAACTTAACAGTTTTAGCTTTAACTCCTTTGAGTCCAGCCATTACCATTGCCTTGTTCAGTTGTCCCTGAACTAGTCCATACTTGTTAGCAATCTCTTTGCGTGTAAGCCCCATTTCTACGTCTTGGGCAAGACCTTTTTTACTTAATTGTACTTTCATAAAACTTTAATTATTTAAGATTATATTTAATATTGTTAACTATAAGATATTGAAGTGTCCTTGGGTCTACAAGTCTCATCCTTGTATCATAATCCTTAGTACCATCTTTAACTACTTCCATATCAATAAAATGTACCCTTCCAAAATCATCAGAAGCACCATAATGCCTGCCAACCATTACTCTTTCCTCACCTTCAAGTCCACGTTTAACTGCTTTCTTGATAGCTGCTTCCATAGTTTTAATAGTAGAGCCTTCATAAGCTTTGATAATTTCAGCAGTAATGTCAGCCTCTTTAACTTGTTTGAAGAAACACACTGTCATTGCAACTCGTGGATTAGCCATAAAGATTTCAGCTAATTGAGTTTTGGTAATCTTCTCTTCTTTAGCAAAGTCGTGTGCAGAGGATAGTACTTTATCTGCATAAGTTTTTGATAATTCAATTTTGTTATTATCATCATCTATAACGATAATACTTGTAGCAGTTACTGAATCTACTACATAAAATTGTGATTCACTTAGAATCTGTCCTTTCTTAATCATATGTTTATTATTTAATTATTTTCTTATAAAATCCCAATGATACATCTTCACCAGCTACTACGTTAGCAGTATAACAAATTGTTGCGCCTCTTGATGCTTCAAATGCTTGCTTAAACCCTTCTCCTGAATCATCAACTTCAAGACAATTAGATTCATCAACACCTAAAGCTTTAATAATGCCATTTAAATCTCTGCGAGTTCCTACAAAAGTTATTGTAAATCCCTTTTTCTGAACTTCTTTAATCTTACTAGCACACTCCTCTAGATATTGAGGAAGAGAATTATTCTGCCCATCAGTATATATCTTTATAAGAACCTTATCTCCAGTATTAACTTTTGCTTCAATATCTTCTATTAAGTCTAATACAGCTTTGTAAAGTGGAGTATTTCCGCCACGAGCACCTTTAAAATTTAGCCTTGTTTTTTCAGCAGGTTGCATAAAACAAACTTCATTTGTTTCTACAGCCTGTGTTACTCCATAACCTAATTGAATAAATTCCCTAATAGTAGATGTATAAGTTACGTCTGTCTGTGTTGCAAGCCATTTAAGTTCATCTTCAATACCTCTAGTAGAGTTATTATATTTACCTCCAGACATAGACCCTGAAGCATCTAATAAGGTAACATTGTGAATGATAACTTCTTTAGATGGTTCTTTAGCTGATGTTACAGACTTCCCATTTAGATAATTCAGATATTCATCTGAGGTATCAAATCCATACTTTTGTGCAAGCTTAAGTTTCCTTACTTTGTTAGACCTTTTAAAATCAGCTAACAATGTTTCTTTTACTTTATCCATATAAATATTTAGTTATTTAACAAATTCTAATATTTTATCTAATACATAGTTAGAGTCATTTGGTATTACTAATACTTCAGCTCCAAATATATCAGGTGGACATTTAGTTGAAGAGTTTTCCTGAAATAGGTTAAAGTAATAATTAGGTTTACCTTTATCATCTACCTTATTATCAGCATATAATACAATAGTAAATTCCTTCTCAATTAATCCTTCCCATTCTTTCATTTATGTTAACTCATACTTTCGCATGAGATCAGACTATATCTTTATATCTAAATATATAGTTACTATCTTTTCTATTATTAATACCTATTTGTTTTGAACATTGTTTGCTTATACAAGCAATACTAACCCCTAATTCTCTAGATGTTTCTGAAATTGATCTAAATTCTTTAATGAATTTAAATTCCTTATCGTAACACAGTATAGGTTTTCCTTGTTTAATAGTGGTTCTCTCTATAAGTTCATCAATTCTTTTCTGAGAGAATTTTTTCCCTCGCCAAAAATCTCCAATTTTCTTTTTAGCCTCATCAGGCATTATACTCCCTCTTCTACTTCTTGTATCAGAGTTCATATTAAACCCAAACTTCCTATTTAAACAGTTAAATTTAGTAATATATTCTAATTCAATGTTAGGCATTTCTTCTTTTAAAAGATTTTCAACTATAATTTCAAATGTAAAATTTATTTCACCATATTTATTCCACGCATATTGTAAATGTGGATTTTTATGTTTGTTTTTTCTTAATAATGATACATGAGTACCTATTCTTTTATCATAATATGACGCAGAACCTATATAACACTTATCATTAATTAAGCAGGTGATTTTATATATTACATTTCTTTTCTTTAAATATACTGGCTGTTTCCTATTATTTAATATAACAGTACTCTCTTTCGAGATAGTCGTTGAACCTTCCCCATTTAACAGGGGCTTGGCTGCTGATTGTCCATTTTGTTCCATATTTTTAATTTTTTTGCAAATATAGTTCATATTTTTTACTTTTTCAAACTTTCACACATATTTTTTCAAATTATGTTGTAGTATAAAAACTTTAGGATATTCCAGCAATTAAACCAGTTTTAAAAGGGCAAAGTTACTAACCCTTTACTTTAATTCTCTTCTCTTTAACACCCTCTTCCCCCTGTAACCACTCATAGTGAGCAGTCATAAATACTTCTTTAGGTATTTTCTTAACTACATTAAGAAGTTTACCTATTTCTTCAGCATAAAAGCTCCAAATATCATAACCCTTTTTAGTAGCTCTTGCTTCTGCCAATAGAATATCTACATAAGCACTAAAACTATCAAATACAATTGCTGTAATTTCAGGGTTTTCTGCATATTGAGCTATAACACCCTTAATCTCATTAAGAGTAGTTGGCCTTGCGTGATACTTATAAGTATTCTTGTAAGGTAAAGGCTTATTCTCTATATTAATGAACCCGGTTGTAGCCGGGTTCATATTTCTAAAGCTATAAGTTTTACCCATACCAGACCTTCCTACAAGTAACGTCTTGTAATAATCTCTAGTCATAGTTGTCTCCTTATTGTACAGGTGTATCAGAAACAATAGTGTCTGTAGAATCAGCTTGTGTAGTATCTACATAAGTTGAATCTACATTTTCTGTAGGTTCTTGATTAGACTGAATACAGCCTATTAATCCAATTGTAGCAATAGCTACAAACATAATAAATAGTTTTTTCATTCGTTTAATTTAGTTTATAATGAATTAAAATATTTGTTAATCTGCTTAATTTGTGGAGTAATACTTTCACCATTGAAATCTATCATAGTAATATGGTGATCAGCTAAATCAACTAATTTAGCTACCACTTCTTTAGAAATTTTTTGGCAACCAAATATTACCCAATTTTCTGTAAACTCAGCTTCATAACCATTGATTTCAACAGTAGGTTTAGAGTTAGTAATAATTTCTGCCCACTCTCCATTAATATAGAGTAGTCCCTCCCCACCATTGGCAACAGAATTTACATAACTTCCCCTATTCCACATATAAGGAGCATCTTTTACTTTAAAGATTCTACCCATACCTTTAGGGTCAGCAGCACTTCTAAATACTGTACCAGCAGGATACCTCCTTTTAGCCTCAGAAAGTAAATGTTCTTCTATTTCCTCTCTGGTAGCTAATCTATAGCCAGAATGAGTAGTATCTCTATACTGGTCATTTGTATCATTGAATCCTCCATCTACCCTTTTTTCCTTTAATTGATATAATCCTGACTTATGATTTCCATCATATATTATCCAATCTCCAACTTTAAATTTAGGTTTAGATTTCTCTTCAAAAGCTTTAACTTCTTCAGGAGTTGCTAATCTTATATCTTTCTCCCTGTAGTTTATAATAAACTTTTGATTTACCTCACAAAATACTTTGTGTAGCTTCCCGTTATCATCAAAGTTATCTGAATGAAGTTTGAATATATACCCAATAGCTCTTGGATAAGCACTAAATGTATTATCAGAAGGAACTACAATTACCATATCACCAACTTTAAATTTAGGTTCTTTAACCCAATATTTATCAGATAGTTGTTCTTTAGCAAATGCTAATGCTTCATTGTATTGAGATGGAAGATTAAAAGTTACATCCCACTTACTTGTTATATTCCCATAAAACAAGTCTTTGTACTGCCCTATTGTTTCAGGACAAGAATAACTATTTGCTATATACAAAGGATTTACTGTTGAGCTTTCAAGTTCTGTAGTATACCCAAGATTAATTAGTTCCTTACCTATTGCTCCAAGTAAGGCTTCACTACCTGTAATTTTAAATGTTTTTGCCAATTGTCTCATTTCTGTTTGTTTAATAGGTTCAACTTCTTTAATTTGTTCTTTAAGTACATATTTCTTGAATTGGTCTAAGGAGATTTCTACATAGTCTTCTACTTCAGGGTCTCCTAAATTATCGTGGGTATGAGCACCTTCTTCAAATCCTTTCCCATTATTCCAATTAGGAAATGCGAAATAACTCCACTCTCTTGTGTAACTATGTTCCCAACCATTATCATCTAACCACTTTATTACAATAGGTCTTGATTCATCAGTACCTTTGATAGTCCATCTTTCAGGGAATATTGGTGTAGCCTTCTCTTCTTTAAAAGGTTTAGTCTCTTTCAATACATACTTCTTGAATTGAGCTAAAGTTATTTTGGTAAATCCATCCATTACTTCCCCATAATGAAAAGCAGTAGAGTGTATATAGCCTGCATCTACCCAATTACCACTATTCGTAGTTTGTATGCTTCTCCATTGATGCACTTCTTTAGGAAGGTTATTAGCTTTAACTTTAATACACCACTTTTCAGGTAATACAAACTCTGCCTTAACCTTACCTTCTTGAAGTAAGTATTTTCTTTCAGTAACTTCTTTCCAGTCTTCAGGCCAATCTCTTGCATAATCTGCTACAGAAGCACAATTTGAAGCATTAGTTTTAAAATCTCCGGGATAGATATTTCCTTTAGTAAAACCATCACACTCCCATACTGTTTTATAATATTTCATAAGTTAATTTTTTAAAATGGTAAATCATCTTCTGGTTCATTGTGTTCATTAATAATCATACTAAGTAATACACTGTAATTAGCTAAATCTAATACACTATCAGATATACTTTCATTACTTGGTGGATTCTTAGAATTAAGCAATACTCCTAACCTTGCTACTTTAGTAGCTATAAGATTAAGGCAATTAAGTGGTGCTCCTACACCTGCAATACTACCTGCTAATTTAAAATTAGATAATCTATCCTCATTTGAATAGTCACTACCTTTTTTAAACAAAGTGGCATTCATTTCATCTACAAATTTAGTGAAGTAGTCTTGTTGTTCTGTTAATGTCATATTTATTTACTTTTACAATATTCATAAACTTTTAATAATTCTTCTTTTTCAGAAGGTTTTGGTAATTCTTGAAAGAAATTGCTTGCACCATCAAAATATAAATCTACTGCAGCATTGGATTTACCATCTCTATTTAGGATTACAGATAATTCTCTGTAGTTATCCTGAATAATTCCTAAGTCATATCCTGCATAGTCAGTAATTTTATATCTGTAAGGTGAAAATAACCCTAACATAAGATTACAATCCCTGCCTGTTAATTTATTATCCCCCAACCCATCAGCAGAAGGTCTAAGTTTGTCAATAACACTATCACCTCTGATAGTGAATTGTTGTTTCTCCTGTTCTGCAGCCTGTTGTTGAATATTAACCACACAATATTTAAACTTATCCCTCATTCTTAAACAATACTCTGAACTATATTTACTCATAGCTTGATGTAAAGTTTGTTGCTTTTCAGGCATTAATAAACTTACGTGGTCAGTAATAACAATGACTAGCTCTTCAGAGTCATTAGGTGTATAGAAATCCTTAACTTTCTTCTTAGTAACAGTACCATCATCTTCTTCCCAATCAATCTCTTTATAAGTCCAAGTACCATTCTTATCAGCATATGTTTCCATATACTTCATTATGCCCCAAGGATTCCTTATATTGTCAATAAAGGTAACCCTCTTCTCAAATTCTTCAAAGAAAGGTTCATAAGATTCTATTAAAGCCAACAATGCATCATCTACAACACTCTTCTTAAATACTGATAGTAAATCTTCAGGACTTTTAGAAATCTTATGTTCCTTGAATAGTTTGTATGATATAACAGACATTACTTTACTTTCCTTAGACATTTCTAAAGA